CTAAAGAGGAAAAAGATACTTGAACTCTGATAGTTAAGTCATATGGAAGACCTGCTGAGAGAATTTTTAGAGTTGGCTCTTGAAGAAATGAGAAATGCAAGAGTTCCTAATCAACTTCGCAGTAGCAAACCAAAGAAGTCAAAATCATCTAAAGAAGATGATAAAAAAGTCGAGATGTCTACAGTCGCTACTGCACTCGTGCCTGGTGGAGGTTATACGGGTCCTGTAGGAGTTTCTTCTGCAGACATGCAACCTGGTAATCATCCTGTCGCAGGTAAGCCAGTTAAAAAGCACAAAAAGAAGCACGTTCGTATCAAGTAAGTTGATCGATAAACTGCTCAATTTAAAGTTGTAAACATTTGCGAGAAAGCAAAGTACACTTCGATGTGTTCAACAAGGAGTTATATCAGCAATTAACATGTTGTTTTTTGCTGTTTGACGTTTATTACAAAGGAATAGGAAAACGGAAATGGCTATTGATCTAGAAGCAATTAAGAAGCGTGTCGCAGAACTTAGCGGTGTTAAGAAGACCTCATCGATCCAAATGTGGAAGCCACAGCTTGGTGAACATAAGATTCGTTGTCTTCCATGGAAGAATTCACCAGATGGTCAACCTTTTGCAGAGAGGTGGTTCTATTATATTGGTGATAATGCAGGTATTCTTACTCCAAATCAGTTTGGAAAGCCTGATCCAATTAATGATTTGATTCGAAAGCTGTACAGTAGCGGCAAGCCAGACGATCGTAATCTTGCCAAGAAACTGGCGCCAAAGATGCGTTGCTATGCACCTGTTATCGTTCGCGGTGAAGAAGACAAGGGCGTTCAGGTGTGGAGCTTTGGCAAGTTGGTCTATCAGCGAATGTTGAGCTTCTTTCTTGATGAGGAAGTAGGCGATATTCTTTCTCCTACAGAAGGATTTGATCTAAAGGTATCAATTACTAAGCAGCCTGGCAAGCAATTTAATGATACGACGGTTGATCCAGCTCGTCGCCCATCAAAGTTGCATGAGGATGCAAAGCAGATGGAAACTTGGCTGAATACGATTCCAAATCTAGACGACATGTACCGCCTAAAGTCAACTCAAGAAATTGAGACAATTCTTAATAATTGGCTGAGCGGAGGAACATCTTCTGAATCAGACAAGAGCGAAGGTACATCTCGAGGAACATCAGTTTCAGACGAACTTGATTCTCTAACATCAGAAATCAAGACAACGCCTCAAGACAAGAAGTCTAAGAAGGATACGTCTGAGTCAAAGAGCAGCAAGAAGCAATCTCTTGATGATGCTTTTGCTGATCTTATGAGTGAATGATAGCACAAATTAATGCTTAATAAACGCCGGGAATCGAAAAGGTTTCCGGCGTTTGTACTATTTGCACATTAAGGAGATAATAGTAGATTATATGGCAAAGAAATCAAAGGTTGATGATCTTGAAGTTGAAGATGACAGCACAGTAGCGAACATGACGAATGACCTGATCAAGGCTCTAAATAAGGAATTCGGTCAAAGGATCGCATATAACCTTGGTGAAGATGAAGCTCCAACTGTTGTCAAACGATGGCTGGATACAGGTTCAGTTCAATTAAACTATGCAATTCGAAATGCAACACACGGTGGTTACCCAGAGGGTCGAATCATTGAGATTTCGGGCGCTCCATCCATCGGTAAGTCTCACCTTGCCTATCACGCCGCGGCCATGGCTCAAAAGCTTGGTGGTCTTGTTGTTTATGTTGATACCGAGAATGCAACTCCTGTTGCCAAGCTTGCAACAATGGGAATCGATGTTCGTAAACGATTTGTGTATTGCGATTCTCATTGTACAGAAGAAGTGTTTTCAATCATTGAATCAACAGTCACAAAGGCTAAGCAGATCCTTGATAAAAATGTTCCAATTCTAGTAATCTGGGATTCAGTAGCAGCGACGTCCCCTAAGGCAGAGCTTGATGGCGAATATGAGGATAACACAATTGGTCTTCAGGCCCGAGTCATCTCAAAGGGTATGCGTAAGATCACTGGAGTTATTGGACAGAACAATGTGACACTTCTATGCCTAAATCAGCTGCGTACTGCTATCGGAGTACTTCACGGAGATCCTGATGTCACGCCTGGCGGAAAGTCGATTCCTTATCATGCATCGATTCGATTGAAGCTAACATCTGGAACACAAGTAAAAGACAAGGCTGGTAACGTTATTGGAATTCACGTTATTGCCACGATTAAGAAGAACAAGGTCGCTCCTCCGTTCCGTAAGTGCGAATTTGACATCATCTTTGGTAAGGGAATTGTCGAGGATGAATACCTTTTCGACCAGGTTCGTGCTTATTGTAAGGACACTGGATTCATCAAACGAAAAGGTAAGACAATTAATATTTCTGGAGAAGGTGCGTGGAAAGAACTCAGTGTCGTCGATGATAAGACAGGTGAGGTCATTGTAGAGAAGAAATTCTACAAGTCTGAGTTTGGTGAACTTCTACGAGATGCCAAACATGGTCCATGGTTAATGGAAGCAGTTGATTGTGCATTGACGCTAGTTACTGGCCCCGCCGTAGATTCAAATGAAGTAGATGACAACGTTACTGATGATGGAGGATCAGATGACTGAACGACCAACTAATCCAATTTGGATCAAGGTAATCACTGATGATGATTCTTTGATTCCTGCGTACCAAACATCAGGTTCTGCAGGGTGTGATCTCATGTCAACAGACAACGTCGTAATTCCTTCTGGATCTCGATTGGTTGTTGGTACGGGATTGAAGATGGAAATTCCACCTGGATTTGCAGCACAGGTTTGTTCCAGATCTGGACTTGCAGCAAAGAGTGGAATTCAGGTATTAAATGCTCCCGGGCTCGTTGATAATGATTACCGCGGGGAGGTAAAGGTGATCCTGTATAACTCAGGCCGTGAAGATTTTATTGTTAAAAAAGGTGATAGGATTGCACAGCTATTATTTTTCCCGATTTTTCAAGCGATCTTCCAGAAGGCTAAGACAGTATCAGAGACTGATCGAGGCGAAGGTGGATTTGGAAGTACAGGTGTCTAGTAACTGTATAGTTAGAACTCGAGGTTTTCATGAAAATAAGTGAAGCACTTGGATTTTTGTTGTTCATATCTGGCTACATGCTTGGAAGAATAGATTCTATTTTAAAGATTTTTGCTCAAAAATCTAAGCTTGACGATTGCAGCAAAATGAAACTTTCAAATAGAATTTTTTCTGCCAAGAAGACATCTTCTGAAGATTTGTCTAATCAGACAGACGTTAAAGAAGTTGCAAAAGAAGTATCTAAATTAAGCAAGCCAAAAAGAAAAAATCAGAAGTCTTGACAAATGACTTCTTGCAAATTTGAATTCTTTAACAAAGAATAGAAATATGAGACCTGTTCTCTTAATTGACGGTATGAATTTATTCGTCAGATCATGGGCAGCATTTCCACAGATGTCGACCAATGGTCATCAAGTGGGGGGATGTATAGGATTTTTAAAGACGCTGCAGAAACTCGTCAGAGAAATTTCACCTATTGCAGTTTATATTGCTTGGGAGGGCGGTGGATCGCAGCGTCGCAGGAATTTATATCCAGAATATAAGAAGAATAGACGTCCTGAAAAATTAAATCGATTTTACGGCGATGACATTCCTGACACAGAAAAGAACAAGCAAGATCAGCTTGTTTCTCTTCTTAGAATGCTTAAGTCTATACCTGTTTGCCAGACTTACGTTTCTAACTGTGAAGGTGATGACATCATTGCATTTCTTTGCAGAGGACCATTTAGAAACACTGAAAAGATTATTGTGTCTTCTGACAAAGATATGCTTCAGCTGCTAGACGAAAAGACAAAAGTTTATTCTACACACAAGAAGCGTTTTGTCACCAGCGATGATGTCTTAAAAGAGTACAAGATTCACGCAAATAATTTTGCAATTGCAAAAGCTTTGTGCGGTGATACTTCAGACAATATTCCAGGCGTAAAAGGTTTAGGCTTTAAAACTGTATCTTCTAAGTTTCCATTTCTCTGCAAAGAAGAATCTGCTCTGTTACAAGATGTTTTAAACTATGCCGCCAGTCACTCGTCAGAGAGCGTCATCTACAAAAGAGTTTACGATGAATCTTCAATTGTCCGAAGAAACTGGAATCTTGTACATCTTGATGGAAGCATGCTTTCAGGAGATCAGATCTCAAAGATTCAAAATGTTATCGATACATTTGAGCCCAAGTCGAATAGGATTGAGCTGATCAGGTCCCTTATCAAAGAAGGAATTAACGATTTTGACACCGATCGTTTCTTTTACGATTTATCCTGCATTCAAAGTTTTAAAGAGAAAATTAAGGACGCATCATGACTGATAGTGAAAATGTAGTCAGAACTAGCGGAGCATCTTTCGGACAGTTTGGAAAGACTTTTCAAGAAAAGCTTGTTCAAGCTTTGCTCACAGATACAAAATGGGCAGAGCAAATGACTGAAGTTGTCGATATCGCATACTTCGAGATTAATTACTTGAAATTTCTTGCTGATAGATACTTCGCTTATTCTAAGAAATACAAGGTGTTTCCTACACTTAATCTGCTCGTCACAATCATTAGAGACGATCTCAAGACTGGTACAGATACGATTTTAAGAGATCAAATTGTAGAATATCTTCATAGAATCAAGACTAATCCCGACATCGGTGACCTTCAATTTGTGAAGGATAAGTCACTTGATTTCTGCCGAAAACAAGCGCTCAAGGCAGCTCTTGAGAATGCTGTTGATCAAATGCAGGCCAATAAGTACGAAGCAATCGTCGAATCAATTAAAAAAGCAGTCCAGATTGGAACGGCGCCATCTGTTGGCCACGACTTTTTCAACGAGATGGATGCACGGTTTACCCGTCTAAAGCGAGACACGATTCCAACTGGTATTCCTGAATTGGATAAGAAAGAATTACTCAACGGTGGTTCTGGTAAGGGAGAGCTGCTATGTGTCGTCGGTGGTTCTGGTTCAGGTAAGTCTCACTTCTTAACCATGATCGGTGCTAATGCATTGAGAAATGGTAGAAATGTTCTTCACTATACCTTCGAGTTGTCTGAAACGGCTGTAGGTATCCGTTATGATTCTAATCTTTGCGACATGGATTCTAATGAAGTCATGGATCGTAAAGATGAGGTGAAAAAGTTCTATGATGACAATAAGCACCTCGGCAGACTTTTCATTAAAGAATATCCCACGAATACGGCATCCATCTTCACTATACGATCTCACGTAGAACGATTGGATCTCAAAGGATTCAAACCAGACATTATCATCATCGATTATGCAGACATTATGAGATCGACTCGACAGTTTGATTCTCTGCGTCATGAATTAAAGCTTGTATATGAAGAGCTTAGAGGATTTGCG